CATCCAAGTTGTGCTAGATCTGGAGGAGCTGGTAATACGCCCCCTGTTGATCCACCGCAAGGTAATTCTGGTGGTGATGGTGCAGCAGGAACAGGTAATGCTGGAGGTGGTGGAGGTGGAGCAACTGCAGCTGGATCAGATGGAACTTTTTCAAATCCACCTTTAATAAGAGCAGGTGGTAATGGTGGAGCAGGAGCACCAAATAATATTACAGGAACAGCTACTACATACGCTGGCGGTGGTGGCGGTGGAGGTGTATCAAGTTCTGGATCTGGAGGATCTGGCGGTGGTGGATCTGGTGGTAATCCAGGTGCATCTGGAACTGCTGGTACAGCAAATACTGGTGGCGGTGGAGGTGCTGGAGGACCACCTTGTATAAATGCTTCAGGTTTAGCAGGTGGTTCAGGTATTGTAGTTGCTAGAACATCAACAACAGGAGTTTTCTTTACAACATGTAGTGCATGTGCACCAGTTATATCTTTAGACGGAGTAAATCAAATTGCAGAAATTAAAGCATCAACAAATTTAAATATTATTGATACAGGTGGAGCAACATCACTTGATTATTTAGTAGTCGGTGGTGGCGGAGCAGGACAAGGTGATGAAGGTGGTGGTGGCGGTGCTGGTGGTTATAGATCATCTTTTCCAGGTGGAACAAAATTATTTTTACAACCAGGACCTCATGCGGTCACAATTGGTGGAGGTGGATCAGGACCTCCAGGTTCTGCGACTCCATCATGTGCTAATGGAAGTTTATCATCAATCTCTTATATAACATCTGCAGCTGGTGGAGGTGGAACACAGTCTGGGGGATCTGGTGGTGGCGGTAGATTTACTGTTAGCGGTGGATCAGGTTGCACTGTATTTAGTTCACCAGGATTAGCTTGTAAACAAGGTAATGATGGTGGAGATGGTAGACCAGCTCCAGGTGGTGCTGGTGGTGGTGGCGGTGGTGGTGCGGGAGCCGCTGGTGGTCAAGCTCCAGGAAATAAAAATGGTGGTGCTGGTGGAAATGGTTTACCTAATTCTATAACTGGTTCTGATGTAACTTATTCTGGTGGTGGCGGTGGTGGTGGAGCATCATTCTTTATAACACCTCAAGGAACAGGTTCTCAAGGAGGTGCTGCTGGATCTGGTGGCGGCGGTGCTGGTGGAAATTTTGGCTCTAATGGAAACGCTGGTACAGCAAATACTGGTGGTGGCGGTGGAGCAGGAGCAGGTGGAGGCGGACCTTCAGGTGCTGGTAATGGACAAGGAGGAAATGGTGGTTCAGGTGTTGTTGTTCTTAGAATGCCAGGATCTACATGCGCAGCAGTTGCACCAGATACAAATACGTTAAGTGCTTGTGTGGGTCCAACTAATGATAAAGTAGCTAGATTTACAGTATCAGGGACATTGACTATAAGTTAAAATTAAAATATAAAATAACTTTTAAGGAGAAATAAAATGGCACATTTCGCAGAACTAAAAGCAATGACAGATCCTACAGGATTTACGTCAGATTCACATCAAGTAGTACAAAGAGTTGTTGTTGTAGGCAACGATGTAGATACTGCAGCAGGACCATTAGGAGATAATGATATGCATGTTGATGGAGAAACATGGTGTATTAATTTTTTTAAAGGTGGAATATGGAAACAAACCTCTTACAATAATAATTTTAGAAAACAATATGCAGGTATCGGAATGGTTTATGATCCTGTAAAAAATAAATTTATATCACGACAACCTTATGCTTCATGGTCATTAGATGCTAGTGACGATTGGCAAGCACCAATTACATATCCATCAGTAACTGATGATGGTCAAGATCCTAGTGTTTGGAGATATAATATTTCTTGGAATGAAGAAAAATATCAAGCAGATAATACTAAAGGTTGGGAAGCAACTAAATCAAACGATACATCGGAAACACCTACCAAATATAATTGGAATGGCTCAGCTTGGGTGTCCGAATAGGAGACACTAAATGCCAAGAACCAATGGCGGTATAATCGGTAAAACAAATAGAACTTCCTTTGGGAAGTGCACTGTTACAACTAAAACATCCACAGGCACAGTAACTACACAAGCAGGAACAAGAGTAATTCAAGCAGTAATTGTTGGCGGTGGAGGTGGTGGTAATGTAGGTTTTGCATCACAAGGTGGTGGTGGAGCAGGTGGTGGTGGAATAGCTACGTGTGAAATAAATGTATGTGGACCTTTTACTGCAACAGTGGGTGCTGGTGGATCTGGAGGACCTCCATCTGCATCTACGGGTGAAGGACTTGGATCAGCAGGATCAGCATCAAGTATTGGTTGTGTTCCAGGAGGTGGTGGATTAAGCGGTCCAGGTGCAGTCGCTGGTGGAGCATCAGGTGCACCTCAATCAAATGCAGCAGGTGGAGGATCAGGTAGAGGTGGAAAAGGTGGTGGCGGAGCAGGTGCAGCGGGTGGAGACGATGGTGGTGGAGCTCCAACTAATGCAAATCCAGGTGGTGCAGGTGGTGCAGGTTTAGATACAAGCCCTATTATAGCATGCACTCCAAATTGTGGAGTTTATGCTGGAGGTGCAGGAGGTGGCGGTTGGTCACCAGGACCTACAGCACCAGCGGGAAGTGGAGGCACAGGAGGTGGCGGTGCAGGTGGACAAGGTGGAACTAGCACTGCAAACGGAACAGCAGGTACAACTAACACTGGTGGTGGCGGTGGAGGTGGTGGCGGTAAAAATGCTGGATCAGGTAATTTTGGATCAGGTGGAGCAGGTGGATCAGGTATAGTTATAGTAAAAGAATTAAATAAGGCAAGTGGTGTATGGAATTTAAAAACTCAATTAAGAGCAGTGCAACAAGGAACATGGCCAAGACTTATTCCTGCTTTAAATTATTTAGTTGTTGCTGGTGGTGCCGGAGGTGGTGGAGCAGGTCCAGCAACACCTAATTCTAGACATGGTGGTGGAGGAGGAGCTGGAGGTTATCGTGCTTCTGGGTTTGGTCCAAGTCCTTTACAAGCTGATAGTCTAGAAGCAACTCCAGGAAGTTATGTAATAACAGTAGGTGGAGGTGGGGCAGCTGGTTCAGCAGATTCAGATGGAACTAATGGTAGTAATTCAATATTTAATGTTTGTGGTACAGAGGGTACAGATAAATTCACTTCAGCCGGAGGTGGTGGCGGTGGTGGTAATGGTGCAGGATCATCTGGAGGTTCCGGTGGTGGAGGAAGTCATAAAAATCCTGGTAATCAATCTGGAGGATCAGGTAATACACCTCCAGTAGATCCACCACAAGGTAACGCTGGTGGTGCAGGAAGTCAATTTGTTTGTCAAGGTGGAGAAGCAGGTGGAGGTGGTGGAGCCACTGGAGCAGGAGAAACAGCATCCGCTTCCCCGACAAGTCCTCAGTACATAGGTGGTGCAGGTGGTGCAGGTGCGCCTAATAATATTGCAAATGATTGTGCTTCTTACGCTGGTGGTGGTGCAGGTGGTGGTAGAAATAATCACGGAGTTGGAGGAGCAGGTGGTGGAGGAGGATCCCCAGCTTCTGAACCTGGTGGTCAAAATGGTGGAGCCAATACAGGTGGCGGTGGAGCTGGACAAAATAATAATTCAAGTAATCCAATAGGAACCGGTGGATCAGGAGTTGTAATAGCAAGATTTCCAGCAAGTGTATGTGCATCAGTTTCACCAGGCACTAATAGTCTAACAACATTGCCAGCACCCGCTGGAGGTTGTAAAGTTGCTAAATTCACTGTGTCTGGAACCTTGACTATTTCTTAAAAATAGATATATTAAATTTATTGTGGTAGAAGAAAGAATATGAATTTAACAAATTATTATTGGTACTTTCAATCAGCTATTCCTAGTCGTATTTGTGATGATATTGCAAAGTATGGTAAACAACTTCAAGATCAAATGGCAGTTACAGGTGGTTATGGTGATGGTAAAAAATTAAATCAAAAACAAATAAAAAATTTAAAACAAAAAAGAGATTCTAATATTGTTTGGATGAGTGATAGGTGGATTTATAAAGAAATACAACCATATATTCATCAAGCAAATCTTAGTGCTGGTTGGAATTTTGAATGGAGTTTTTCAGAGGCATGTCAATTTACAAAATATGAAAAAGGTCAATTTTATGATTGGCATTGTGATAGTTGGGATAGACCATATCTTAGAGATAATCCAAACTCTCCCGATCATGGTAAAATTAGAAAGTTATCTGTAACTGTTAGTTTATCTGATCCTAAAGAATATAAAGGTGGTGAATTAGAGTTTGACTTTAGAAATAAAGACCCTGATAAAAAACCTCAAATACGTAAATGCACAGAAATATTACCTAAAGGATCTTTAGTTGTATTTCCTTCATTTGTATGGCATAGAGTATGTCCAGTAAAAAAAGGTGAAAGAAAAAGTTTAGTAATATGGAATTTAGGATGGCCGTTTAAATGAGTTTCCCAAAACAATTAAATTTAGAAGAATATTTTAAATGTCCTATATGGTGGGCAGACGAACCCAAGTTTGTTAAAAAATTAAATAAATCATCTGATAAATATATAAAACAAGCTCAAAAAAATTTAAAACAAACAATAGATAAAAGAAATAAAAAGTTTGGTGATAAAGGTGATATGGGTCATGTATTTCACTCTACATCTTTAATTGGTGATTCTAAATTTAAAGAGTTACAGGATTATATTGGTGCAACCGCACATAACCTATTAGAGGAAATGGGATTTGATTTAAAAAATTATACAATATTTATTACAGAAATGTGGGTTCAAGAATTTGCTAAAAAAGGTGGAGGACATCATACGTTACATACACATTGGAATGGACATATGTCTGGTTTTTATTTCTTAAAAGCAAGTGAAAAAACATCCATGCCATTGTT